CACGCGTGCGGCTGCGGCGGCTGCTCAAGTTTTACCGCCAACACCGCAGCAACCCACGGCTGACGGGGGCGATGGCGCTGGACGCAAGAAAGGCAAATCCGAAGCGGAGAAAGCCGCCGAGAAAGCCGCACGCGAGGAAGCGCAACTCCAATCTCGGCTCCGTGGCTTGCAGATTGAAACGCAAGGCACATTGCAGCTTGCGTTGATCAAAGGCAAGATCGCCGAAGCCGAGATGGCCGGCAATAAGGAGCTGGCGATCCGCTTGCAAGGTGAACAGCGCAACCAGCAAATCTTGATAGACCTGCAGCGCTCAATGGAGGGCGTCACCGACGAACGCGAACAGCAAGCATTGCTCGCCAAGGCGCAGGCTGATTTGGAATCGGCGGGGATGGATACAGCCGCAGAGATGGAGCGGCTGATGCAAGACCGCACCAAATCTGTTCAAGATGTGATCAGCGGACTTGAATTTGAGAAAGCCAAAATGCTGGCTGCGACCGATGTGCAAAAGCAAGCTATACAATTCCTAGAAATTGAAAACCAGCTCAAATCGCAAGGTATCACACTCAGCGATGAGCAAGTGGCCGCTATTCGTCGCATTATCGCGGAAACCGCAAACCTAACAAAAGCGCAGCAAGAAGCGCAAGCCAAGTTGCAAATGGAAAAAGACTTGTATCAAGGCATTGCCGATACAGTGGTCGGTGGATTTAGCAGTGCGATTGATGCCGCCGTCAAGGGCACTGAAAGCCTTGGCGAGGCACTGAAAGGACTTGGAGCTGATCTGCTGCAAACGATTGGCAAGATGCTGATCATGTACGGCATTGCGCAAGCGCTAGGCGCATTGGGCGGATCTGACGGCGTAGGTGTCTTTTCTTTTCTTGCTAAAGGTTTTGGATTCAAGGCCGCAAAAGACGGTGCCTATTGGCCCGGCGGATTTGAGGCTTTCGCCGATGGCGGCGTTGTCAATCGTCCAACGATGGGACTGATCGGCGAAGGCGGCGAACCAGAGTACGTCATCCCTGCCAGCAAGATGCGTGGTGCTATGGCGCGGTACTCCAATGGTGCACGCGGTGATGCGGTAATCCCCAGCAGTGGCGCTGAGCCGGCAGCTGGTGGCGGTGGGGCTGCAGTCGCGGCGCCGATCGACGTGCGCTACACCGTGGAGCGCATCAACTCTGTCGATTACGTCACCGCTGATCAGTTCCAACGCGGTATGGCGCAAGCGGCAAGCCAAGGCGCTAAACAAGGTGAGCAGCTCGCCATGCGCAGGCTGCAGCAGTCCGCATCAACACGTAGCAGGCTTGGAATCTGATGGACACGACCTATTCGCTAGCGAACTACCTCAACATCCGCTCGCCAGACTCCGGCACTGTTTATCGGTTCCAGAACTTTTACATCGGCGAGGACGCGTACTTTAAAAATATAGAAACCGGAGTTACCAACACCTTCGGCTTCCTGCCGTTTGGTTTTAGTGGTGTCACTGTCACCAAAGCGGCTGACAACGAGCCTGCATCATTGATATTCCCAAACAATGCACTAACTCGTGCATGGATTGAGATTGCAGTGCGTGACTACTGGATTTGCAATGTCAGAACAGTGCTGGTCAATCCAAGCAACAAAAACGACTACCGCTTGTTGTCGCGGTACTTCTCGCAAATTGTGGCCGCCAGCTGGGATAACCAGGCAGTCAAGCTAGAGCTGGCATCTGTGCTCGATGCTGTTGGCGTTGACCTGCCGCGCAAGCGCTTGACCCAGCAGCTGGTGGGTAGTCTGCCCGTTACAGCCAATGTGCGCTTTTGATGCTCGACTTGATTGGCTTGCCGTATGAGCTTGGTGCGCACCCCAACAGCGGCAAAACCGACTGCATCAACCTGGTCTATGAGGTGCGCAGCAGGCTCGGCTTAAGTTGCCCGCCATTGCAAGCTGACTGGTACACCGCATCGCGCATTACCGTTTTGCGTGCGCTGCTGACATGGGGCGGTGAAGTAGACAGTTCCTTGTACGATGGTGATGTGGCACTTGCGTCACAAAGCGACTGGGCTTTTGGTGTCGTATGGCAAACGGGGATCCTGCAGATCAGCGAGCTGTCAAAGGCGGTTGCATGGTTCCCGTTGGCAAGCAAGCCAAGCCGCTGCCGCTTCTTCCGTGGGAAAAGCAACTAATTGCAGCCTTGGGCTGCAGTGAAGAGGATTATCACCAGTTCATCCGCGAGCTGCATCGGCGTGCTGTGGTGCGCCCGGCTGCGTATGAGCTGGTGCCGGAAGCGACTAATACTGGTGCTGAGATTATTGCAATTGTCAGCCTCGTCGTCGGCGTTGCATCTACAGCCGCTTCGTACCTGCTAGCGCCAAAGCCGTCGCAGCCATCAGCGCCGGATCAAGAGCGAATCCGAAGGCAAGCGAATGTCACCGGCCCGCAAAGCTTCACGCCAACATACGGCTTCAGCTCACAGCAAAAGCTGGCCGAGTACGGCGCGCCAGTTCCAATCGTTTTTACCAAGCAGCAGCTTGTAACAGACGATCTGGGTGAAACCTATTACGCAGGCGGCGTGCTGATCTCGCCGTTGCTGGTGTGGAGCCGTATCAAAAGCTTTGGCAGCCATCAAGTTATTGAGCTGCTGATGGTTGCCGGCCAAGCGCCGATGGAGCGTGCTGATGTTGCCGGTATTTTCATCGGCAACAATACGCTCGATGCAATGCACGATGAAAGCTACCAGTTTTATTACACTGGCGGCTTCGATGAAAACACAAGCAGCAGGCTTGTTGGCAGAAATCTGCGATACGGCAAGCTAGCGCAACCACCAGCAGTTGCAGCTGATCAAGAGGCGTTTTTCTGTCCCACGCGTCTCGGCGGCGGCCGACCTGGTTTTTCGCATACCTATACGCCAACATCAAACACCAAGTTTGGCGTTTATGCAGCGGTGCCAAATGGCACGCCATATCGACTGAACTGGGAAATTATCAGCGTCACTGAGCTAGAAGGCAAGGATCGCGATGCTGCACGCGAAGAAGCAGCCAAGCAATACCGCATCGTGGCGCAAGCCGACATGGATACTGTGCTCGGTGGCGAAGATCTATTCCGTCCCTACAACAGCGGGATGCCAGGCGTTGGTCGCAACTACGCAAGGCACGTCGGCGTCATTGAACACAACGGCTATCGCGTGCCATCGCCTGACACGGAGCAAGGCACTGGTACGCGAATTCGCACCGTCAATAAAGGCGATACGATCCGCATTGTTGTTGGTTACGGCAGGCAAGACCGGAAACCTACGTGGTCACAAGATGCCCCCACACGCGGCACTAACGTCAATACCGAGGACGTTAGAAGCACTACAGACAACGAAAATGTTACATACGATGCCCGCTTTAAGCTCGGCACGTATTTCTTGATTGGGCGCTGCTTGTTCCGCGTCATCCAACGCAGCGACCATGTTTATGAACCAGGCATCACTGGCCATGTTGATGTAACGCTTGAGTGCATCGAAACGTGGAGCCGACAGCAAAACAAGATCGGCATCGTCGGCATCAACAAAATTGAGCGCTCGGACTTTTTGGTTGGCCCCGACATCTCGGAAGCGTTTTTCCCAATCTGTCAGGTTGAACTAGCGAATGTCGTCAACAACAAAGATTGCGACGTTACTGAGCTGGGTCTGAAATCAAACGTGTGGCTGCGCTTTGATGGGATTTGCAACTTCAACGCAGTGCCAAACCCGGACACGTTGATCAGCAAAAACAGGAAGAAAATTCAGCTCACCACGTCATACAGAAACACCTATGGGACGCGCACGTCGTTCTTCAGGCTGTATGCGCGGCCGGCAAACGAAAACCCCGATGGGTCTGCGCAATGGGTTTTCCTGAAAACGTTCTGCGTCAAAGGCAGCGCACCGATTGATCAGTATAACTTCATCCGTATTTTTCACCCTAAGCGCGGACGGTACGAGTTTCGCATTCGCCCTGTAACTTCCGGTGAAGATGTATTTACCGGAACCGCCACTGACGCCAACTGGCAGCTTGACGCGACCGCACCTTATAGCGAAACAACGCTGGAGACCGATTACGGCACCTTTGTTGTCGGTGCGAAGTTTAGAACCATCATCAACAACTCAACGTGGCAGCTGAAAGAAATGATCGACAGGCCCAGCACTGTTGGTCAGCAGACAACTGTAACAATCAGCGGCAATAGCGACATTCCGCGCAGCATAAGTTACATCGGGTTGGTTGAATACGGCACAAATACTTACGCCAACAACTTTAAGGAAAGCAACGTCTGGTCAATCAAAGCTGGCCGTGATCCCTTCTATGACGGTCTCGGCGAAGGTGCTACCTACGATTTTGATATTGTTTACACCGACGGCGGGCAAGGAATCAGCGGTAACAGGGAAGTTACTATGCGCATCAGGTTGCGCTCTTATAGGCAGTATCGCTCTACCGCAAGTGATGGCCGAGATCTGTGGTGGCGCGTGGAAAGCGTCACGGTTGTTGCTGGCAGCGGTAATTGGCAAAACGGTGATGTCTTCAGGAAACGCCGGTTTTACGATGGCTTTGGAGCTGAATTTGAAACCATTTTCAGGGTTGATGGTATCCGAGAGGATGTCATCAGCATCCCGGCAACAATCGGCCGCAAGTTTGAAGAGTACCCTGGCATCGCTGAGGTGTCGCATTACGGTGACTTAATCAAGCACTCATGCGACGACGGCCCCGAGCATGAAATTGTTTACATCAACGAATCACTAGAAGAGCGGCTGATTCCGCAATATGAAAACTTGGCGATGGCCGGCTTGAAGCTGAAGTCTGGCTTTAACGTAAGCAACGTTGACCAGATGCACCTGTACATCAAGAACGGTGTCAACGTTGAGCTGTTGACTGATGGTGGGTTTGGACCCAGCAATCTGTTTACTGATCTTGCCTACTACCTGCTGACCAACAGCGACATCGGCGTTGGTGGCATCATTTCGCAAGAACTAATTGATCGCGAACAGCTTGCTGCAACCGGCCGTTACCTTCGCGCCAATGGCTTGTGGTTTGACGAGGCCATCACGCAAGGCATCAACGTGCGTTCATACCTTGCGAGCAAGGCGCCTTCTATGATGTGCAACCTCACAAGCAAGAATGGCGTATTTTCGATTGAGCCTGCACTGCCGATCAATGGCTCTGATGTGATCGACGGCACCGTGCGTGTTCCGATCAAAGCGATTTTCACTGATGGCAACATTATTGAGGACAGCTTCAGCTTGGATTACTTGGGGCTTGAAGAGCGCAAAATGTTCCAAGCTGTTGTGCGTTACCGCAAAGAACGACAGAACAAGTTTCCCGAAGAGCGCACCGTCAGCGTGCGCTACAGAGGCGACGAAGATAAGCCGATTGAAGAGTTCGATTTCTCGCACGTCACATCCACCAGCCACGCAATCAAGGCTGCCAAATACTTCTTGTCGCTGCGCAAGTACGTGACTCATTCGGTGACGTTCAAAACTTTGCCAGACGGCAACGCACTGCAGCCCGGCGACTGGATTAAGGTCGCAACAGCTGCTAGTCCTTACAACCCAGTCGCTAACGGTATCGTCAAGGCCGATGGCACCGTGGTTAGCACTGAGCCATTGGCTGCTGGGTCGTACTCGGTGTTCTACTGGGATCGCACCAGCAGCACCATCGCCGAGGGCACAATGGTGATTGCGGCCGATGGTACGTCAAACCTGAAGAACATTATTTTTTCAGTCAAGAGCAGCACCGAATCTAACTACTTGAACGTCTACCAGATTGAGGCTTTAGACATCGACCAAGACGGCATCGTCGGTATTAAGGCAACGGAGTTCCCGGTTGACAGTGCCGGCCGCAGTATCATTGCTCAAGACGTGACGCCGCGATCTGGGCAGTTTGACGTAATCGCTGACGTACTCGACTAATGCCTTACCCCACGCACAAACCAAGCAGCCGCAGCTTTGAAGCTGGCGATTACAGCTACAAGACGTTTAAGGCGCAAAGCGGCAAAGAGGTGCGCATCCTGTACGGCGACAAGCGCACAGGCATGACGCTGGAGCTTGGCTACGAAAACATCAAAGATACCGCTGCTGACGATTTCATCGCGCACTACGACGAAGTCAAAGGCGGCTTTGCGTCATTTACGCTGCCTGCCGCATTTCGCTCTGGGTGGACTGGTACGGCAACAGCAATCGACGTGCCTAGCGGCAACCAATGGCGCTACGCAGAGCCGCCAGCCATTACATCCGTCCACCCAGGCATCAGCAGCGTCAGGGTAAGGCTCGTCGGTGTACTCTGACGCTAAGCTGAGAACATCGCATAGGGTTCTGTCGTGGGCTTCTTTACAGGACGTACCGGGTCGCTGGTGTACAGCGGCAAGCCTGTCGCAAAAATCCGCGACTGGTCGCTGGATACGTCGCTAGAGCTGCTCAGCACCAATACGATCGACAGCGCAGTTAATACGTTTACGCCTGGCGTTAAGAGTGCCACCGGTAGTGCGACTTTGATGTACTACAGGCTGGAGTCTGGAGAGTCAGCCACCTACCAGCAGTTCACTGCGCTACTCAACCAAATCATGCGCGGCGGCGCCATCACTGAGTCGCATCGCGTTCTACTTGAGCTAAATGTAGGCGGTGGCGCAAAAGACGACATCCGCTTTTACGCCTACATCACCAACGCTCAGGTCAGCGTCAGTACAGGCGAACTGAGCGTTGTGCCAATCCAATTCACGATGGATGGCGATTTTGTTGACGTTGTGCAAGCCTAATGGCCGTCTTTCTTGGCACAACTGGTAACATCCGATTGCGCCGTGGTTCTAGTCAGAACTACGGCTCATTTTCGGATAGCATTTCGCCGGATGATGTCAACACGTTTTTAAACCGCCTAAGTTTTGACTCGGCGTTAGACAACCTGCTAACCGGCGACAGACTGGAGCTAAGCACTGACGACGCTCGCGGACTTGTCTGTTTTGCACCTGGGGCTTGGGATTCTGGCGTCGTAGAAAACAATATCAGCGCGTACATCAACGTCAACGCAGCGGGCGGTTTGCGCTTTTTCCCGTCATTTGAAGATGCCGTTAATAACGTACGCGCCAACGAGTTTTCGCTAGCTGCTTTTACCGGCAGTGCTCTTGCTGTTGACTACATTGTTCGCGACATACGTCATAACGTTCTCGGAAACGTAACTGGCTACACGTTTAATACCGATCGCGAATCCATTGATACCACCGCATTAAGCGATAAATTTAGGCAGCAATACAGCGCCGGTATTATTAGCGGCAATGGTAGTATCGACTGCCTGTTTGATTACAAAAGCACTGGCATCAAAGAAACGCCTTTGCTGATGCTGCAGCTGATCCAGCGTGTTGATATTGGCAGCGAATTTGACCTAGCGCTGTACGTCACGGATCGCAGCTTGGATTCATCGCTGACATCGGTTTACTACGAAATGACCGCGCTGGTTACGCGAGCTGGAATCACCCTTAATTCTGAAAACGCTATTGAGTGCACGATTGATTTTGTAACCACTGGCGAGGTCCGGCTTCTGATTGGCGAGCCAGCTGGTTACATCCTGAAGGAAGACGACGATCGCATCCGCCTGCAGCAGTCGCTTGACTTCCTGCTACAAGAGGTTGACGACTAGACTGACCCATATCCCTGAAATGGAGTTGGGCAGTGGCTGACCAGCGGATTACCCAGCTAAATGCACTGTCGAAGGCTGGGGTAGCCGCTACTGACGTACTGCCCATCGCCGACGTTTCGGCAAGCGAAACCAAAAAGGTCACTGCCAAGGATCTTGTTGCAGCTGGCATTGACCTTGTCGATAACGGCGAGATCGACCTTGCCAAGCTGGATCAAGCCAGCACTACCAAGCTCGGCACAACGGCGATTGCAGACGACGCAATCACCTACGCCAAAATCCAAAACGTCTCAGCGACCGACCGCCTGCTGGGACGCAGCAGTGCAGGCGCCGGCAACGTTGAAGAAATCCCGCTGACCGCCGCAGGCCGTGCGCTGATTGACGACGCAGATGCTGCAGCTCAGCGCACCACACTAGGGCTTGGCACTCTTGCAACGCAAAACGCCAGCAGCGTTGCGATCACAGGCGGCACCATCACAGGCGGCGCCATCAGTGGCATTACGGATCTCGCCGTTGCTGACGGCGGCACTGGTGCGAGCACAGCGGCCAACGCCCGTGTCAACCTTGGCCTTGAGATCGGCGTCAACGTCCAGGCGTACGACGCAGGTCTTGCGTCCATTGCCGGCTTGACTACCGGCGCAAACCAGACCGTTTACACGACCGGCACCGACACCTACGCGGTCACACCTTTGACCGCAGCTGGTCGCGCCCTGCTGGACGACGCCGATGCAGCCGCCCAACGCACAACGCTGGGGCTTGGGACGCTGGCCACGCAGAACGCCAGCAGCGTCAGCATCACGGGCGGCAATGCCACGCTTGGCACGGCTTCGATCACCTCTGCGACCATCAGCGGTGGTGCAATCAGCGGGATTACAGATCTTGCCGTTGCTGACGGCGGCACCGGAGCCAGTACCGCTGCAGATGCCCGAGTAAACCTCGGGTTAGCCATCGGCACTAATGTTCAAGCTTATGACGCAGGCTTGGCGTCTATTGCTGGCTTGACGACAGCGGCCGACAACATCATCTACACCACGGCAGCTGATACATACGCAACAGCGACGATCACAGCAGCAGGCCGAGCACTTATTGATGATGCCGATGCAGCTGCACAACGCGCCACGCTGGGGCTTGGCACAGTTGCGACTGCAAATCAGGTCAGCACATCTCAAATCCAAGATGACGCTGTAACAGCCGACAAGCTGGCTAATGAATCCACCGTTGATTTTGTAACAACTCTTCCCGCAACGGGTAACTACACCGGACAACTGGCGCGTGTCACAACCGACGACAAGCTGTATTGCTGGGACGGTGCTTCTTGGGTTGCCATCAAGGCAGCCGGTAGCATCAACAATATCGTCGGCGGCGGCACTGGTGTTGTCAATGTCACATCAACCATCAGCGGTGATACAGCAACGCTAAACACCACGCTCGATAACACCACTGCTGCTGGCCAGTTTCTTGCTGGTCCTACCGGCGCAGCTGGTGCCGTCAGTTACCGCACCATCGCTGCAGCGGATCTGCCGACTGCTACTGGCAGCGCCAAGGGTGCCGTGCAGGTCAACGGCAATGGTTTGACCTTAAGCGGCGACACGATCCAGATCGACAACACGGTTGCTGCCAATACCACTGACTACTTCTTGGTGCAGTACGACGCCAATGGCTTGGTGACAGGCGGGCGTGACATCACATCATCAGATTTGCCGCCTGCGACAAGCGGCACCATCGGCGGCGTCTATCCAACCAATGGCCTGTCGGTGTCAGTTGATGGCGCCATCGGCCATACCAACGTCGCAAGCACCGGCACCTACACCAAGGTCACAGTTGACGCGCAAGGGCATGTAACGCTCGGCAACACGCTGATTGCTGCTGACATTCCAGAGCTTGATGCCAGCAAAATTACGACTGGCACATTTTCAAGCACACGCCTTGCGCCTAATAGTGTCACTGCACAGCAGCTTGCGGATTACGGCATTGCGCAAATCAGCAGCACGCAGCCAGTGCCGGAATTTGCCGGCCAGCTGTGGATCAACCCAACAGACCGCACGGCATATGTGTGGGTCGGTCAAGTATCACCAGCGCAGGGTTACTACCTGCCGCTTAACAATGAGTTTGGCGCTGCTGCCAACCTGCGATTTGGCGGCACCTATAACGCCAATACCAACTTGATCGCCAGTCTGAACACCTACGGTGCATCTGCTGGCTTGACGGTTGGATCAGCGCTATCAGCACCAAGCGCTGCAAGTGCTGGTCTGTACTTGCTGGTCACTACCGCCGGCACGGGCGTATCGCCGGCACCTGCAGTGTCGCTTGACGTTGGCGACTGGATCCTCAGCCCTGGTTCTGGCACCCAGTGGACGCACGTCAACCTTGTTGGTGCTGGCATCAGCGTGATCGATGCTGCTGACGTTACCTTCAATGGTTCGGCGCTAACGCCTGCGATGACAGGCGTTGCTGATGCTGATGCAGCACTGACAACACTGTGGGGCCGCAGTCAAATCGCTACCACGACATCACTTGGTATTGTGCTGGAAAGTGCTGAGATTACTGTGGACAACAGCACTGGAGCGATGGCCGTTGGAGTGGTTGATGAAGGCACTTACTGATGTCCGGCTTCAATTACAGCGATGATCGACTTCCGCGTGGTGGGATCACAGGTGAATTGCTGGTTAAAGTTGCTGCGGCAGATTATTACGTGCAATACAAAACGCTAAGTGAAATTGTTGCCGAGTACGATCTAGAGATTGACGAAGGCGAATACTAGACTGAGCTAGTAACGCCGTCCCGCTGGGAGTTAAGGCATGGCTACTTGGCAGCATCTTCGTAGCAGCACCGCACACAAGCGCCCAACTACTAGTTTGGCTGATGGGCGGATTGTAATCAATACCAACACGGCCAGCCCTGGCCTGTTCTTCAAGGATTCTGCTGGTACGGGCATCGTCAAGGTCGGCCCAGTGCATGTTGGCACGACGGCGCCGAACTCTACACCTGCGGTAGGTGGCAGCACGGGTAACTACCGTGGCGAGCAGTGGCTTGACACGAGTGTCAGCCCGGCACAGATGAAGGTATGGAATGGCAGCGCATGGGTTGCAATTGTTGCCGATGAGCTGCCTGTCAGCAAGCTGCAAGATGGCGCTGCTGGCCAGATCATCCAAACTGACTCTGCTGGTACTGGCGTTGAATGGAGCAATACAACTAACTTGCCGCTTGGCACTGCAACTGCACCTGCCTATAGCTTTCAAGGTGATGCCAACACTGGCATTTATTCACCCGGTGCAGATCAAGTAGCCATCTCGACTAATGGCACGGGGCGGTTGTTTGTTGGTAGTAGTGGGAATATTGGCGTTGGTACAAATACTCCCTCTCGCAACGTACAGGTTCTCACAAGTTCAAATACATTTCAGGCACTTACGTCGTCAACAACATTAGATGCTGGACTGCTTCTTGGCGATACAGATAGCGATTCAAGAGGTCAAGTAAGATACGCGAACGCTGTTGATGCGCTTTTGCTGTATACAGCAGGTAGCGAACGCCTGCGCATCACCTCAGACGGGAAACTAGGCTTGGGGACTAGTGCGCCTGATGGCAAATTAACAGTTGGCGGACCGTCGTCGCATGGAGTCCCTGCATTAGACCTCAGTCCCTATAATGCAAACATCGCGACTACATCGGATATTGTTCTTTCGTCTAACGGTTGTATTTCAGCGTCTTCCAGTATTAGCAATGTAACAACAGGTACAGGCTTTTTTGCTTGGTACAACAATGCTACTGCAGATAACACGGGAACTGATGGCGCAACTCATTTGATGCGCCTTGATGGGCAAGGGCGATTAGGGGTCGGCACTACGAGTCCTGATCTGCGCCTTACTGTTCAAGAAACAGCCACCGCTGCTGGCATTAGCTTGCTTTCTTCCGATGGCAATCCTGGGGGACGCATTGGAACATCCGGCGAAGCAACAACAACAAACGGGTTGGTATTAAACGGAAATCGTGGAAGCGGATCAATCCAACTACAAATAGCAAGCCTAGAACGCGCCCGCATCGACAGCTCCGGCCGCCTCCTAGTGGGGACGTCTACGAGCATTGCCGGAACATTAGGAATTAACGGACAGATTCAGCTACATGGGACTTCAGGAGCCGGTGCAACACAATCAGTCAACAACTGGTCAAGCGTGGGAAGTGATCCAGCAAGAATCTTCCTTGGAAAGAGTTCAAGTGGCAGCGTTGGAACTCGTGGCATTGTTACTTCTGGCAGCCATCTAGGTCTTCTCCGCTTTGCTGGTGACGACGGCGCGAATTTCATTGATGCTGCTCAAATCTCTGCTTACGTAGACGGCACCCCTGGCGCTAATGACATGCCAGGGAGACTGGTGTTCTCCGTTACTGCCGATGGGGCGTCATCACCAACTGAGGCGATGCGTATCAAGAATACGCGTGTAATCAATTTCTCTAACGCTCCCGTCTATGCTGATAACGCTGCCGCCAAAACTGGCGGCCTTGTTGACGGAGATGTGTACCGCACCTCCACTGGTGATCTGAAGATCGTTTACACCTGATGCCCGCATCCGTAAAATCGCCTGATCCAACGCTGCTTTGGTGTACTGGGTGCGAGCAAGCGCTTGCACCTGATTCCTTCTGGCCTGATTCAAATGCAGGTGAAGCGCGCACTGACATCAATGGGATTAAGCGCTCAACTCGCTGCAAGGTCTGCCGTAATCAGGAATACATTCGCATTGATCCACGGCGGAAGCTGCTTTACAACGCACGCAATCGAGCCAAGGATCGAGGCTTGGAATGCGACTTGGAAGTTGACGATATTGTAATTCCCGAGATCTGCCCGGTCCTAGGCATCCCAATCTTTGCTTCTGTAGGCAAGGGTCGCGTCTCGATGAAGGACAACTGGAATGCACCGACGCTGGATCGCATTGATCCGTCAGGCGGCTACACCAAAAGCAACGTAAAGGTCATCTCAGCTCGTGCCAACTTCCTCAAGAATGACGCGAGCTTAGAAGAGGTGGAGGCGATCTACCTCTACATGAAAGCCAACCTCAGCCAGAGCCAGTAACCCTACTCCCTAAGAGGCCGGAGTTAGACACTTCGGTCTCTCTTCCGTAAAGTTCAACCAACACCCACAACACCATGGCCACCACTTTCACCTGGAACATCGCCCAAATGGAGCGGGAGACCGCTGATGGTTTCGTTTTCGTCTGTCACTACACCGTGGACGCCAACGACGGCACCTACAACGCTGGCGCCTATGGTTCCGTAGGCTTTGAACGCCCCAACAACTTGATCCCCTACTCCGACCTGACCGAAGAGATCGTGGTCGGCTGGGTCAAAGATCACTTCGGTGCCGAGAAGGTTGGCGAGATCGAGACCGCCCTTCAGGAGCAGCTCAACCAACAGCACGCTCCCACCACTGCACCTGGCCTGCCGTGGGCGGGCTGATCATCAGCGCATGGCTAGGCGGGGTTTTCCTCGCCTACTGTCTTGTTGCAATTAACCCGCGCAATGACTGATGGCAGTTAAAGCGAAAGCTGGCACCGCAAGTATTGACAGGCCGGCGCCAAAGCGTAAGCGCACGCGGCAAGGCAATGGTCAACACAGCAAGCCTCGCGGTACGCGCAAGTTGCGCAAAGGGCAAGGCCGCTAGCGCTGCTGCGTCACAGGGGCAGCGTTGAAATGCAAAAGCCGGCCGGAGAACAGTTCAACTCCGACCGGCACTGCAATAGATAGAAACACGGCGAGGATCACGACTTGACCCATGCGTGTTTCAAGTGTGCCAAGGCGCTTGAAGATGTCCGTTTTCTCCTCGTCATCACGCTTCTTATCCTCGGCGCGTTGCTTGAGCGCCATCTCCAGCGTGGTCTTGACTTCAATCAGCAGCCTGTAGATCTCTAGGTGCGAAACCTCATCCCGTTCCGCCATGACTGAGGCAGCTGCTGTACTCGCTTAGTGTAGGTAAGCTGTAGGCACGCTTCACCGATAACAATGGACTTCCTCCATCACCCGGCATTCTGGATCGTCGTGGCAGCCGCTTCTGAGCTGATCGCGCTCAGCCCGCTCAAAAGCAACAGCGTGGTGCAGCTGGTGATCCAAGCGCTCTACGCACTGAAGCCCGAAAAAAAGGGCTGATCCCACCGGATGCACGCTGGCTCAAGCGGTGGTCTACGCGATCACCGCTTGATGACTTGCGCCGGTACGCCAATGAACGTGCAACGCCGGCGCGCATTACCATCGCCGAGCAGCAGTGGCACGCGGCGCAGCCGGTGGACCCTAAGCCGGTGATCACGCATCATCCGGTTGACGATGGCGACAGCCGCTTGCTAGGCGGCGCAATGGAGATCCGCGCACCTTGGAGAGATGACACAAAACAAAATCCGCCTAGTTGACCTTTTTCGGTTCTACAAGGGCTTGCCTCACCAGATGGCGGCAGTTACCGAGCTGGAAGCGGTCATCAACAACGCCAACCCCCATATACTGGGCCGCGATCAGGGCTGGTTCAAGACCTGGAGCGTTTCAGGAAAGCAGAGCAGTTTTTCCAACAGCTGGGAAGGCGTGCTTGAGGCGGCCCGCATCGCTGGCGCCAAGTTCCCTGAACTTGTAGCCGCTCAGTGGGCGCTGGAATCCGGCTACGGAAAATTCACATCCGGCCGCAATAACTTCTTTGGACTCAAGGGTGACGGTAGCGACAAGAAAACCCAAGAGTTTATCAACAACCAATGGGTTACAATCACCGACAGCTTTATCGACTTCCCTGATCTGCTGTCTTGTGTGACGTACCTAGTTGATCACTGGCACAAAGATTACAAAAACTACAAAGGGTGCAATAACGCAGCAACTCGAGAGGAAGCAGCAAAGTGGTTGCAAAAAGAAGGCTATGCGACTGATCCTAGCTATGCCGGTAAGTTAATTGATGTGATGAACCGGCACGCCAAGAGGCAGCCGGAGGTGCAGCAGGATGCAGTGCTGCTGCAGGTGCCGTATGAGCTGCAGCATGACAACCGCTCAGGTGCCGGTTACCGCGAGTGCTTCAGCTCTAGTGCTGCGATGGTGGCGCGGTTCTATGGCAAGGTCGCTAACGATGATGCATACAACGCCATCCGTCAGCGGTTTGGTGATACCACCGACGCAATAGCGCAAGTGAAGGCGCTCAACACCCTGGGCCTTGTCGCGCAGTTCCGCACTAACGCAACAGTGGAGCTGCTGGAGGCTGAGCTAGAAGCAGGTCGGCCGGTGATGGTTGGCTGGTTGCATCATGGTCCAGCATCACGTCCTACAGGCGGCGGGCACTGGAGTGTGGTGGTTGGGGTGACGCCAAAGGCATTCATCCACAATGATCCCAACGGTGAAGCCGATCTAGTCAACGGTGGCTACGTCAACGCCACCGGCGGGCGCAGTGTTGCCTATAGCCGCCAGAACTGGCTGCGGCGCTGGCTGCCGGATGGGCCATCCTCCGGCTGGTGTATCACGGTGCGACAGTAGACTGCAACCATGATCACAGCAGCACGACTATCGCCGGAGCTGCTGGAGGTGCGGATCCCGTACAGCAGCCTTAAGGAGCAAGCCACATTCCTGCTGGCATCCGATATTCACCTAGACAACCCAAAGTGTGATCGACAGCTGCTGAAGCAGCACCTAGAAGAATGCCGCGCCGCCAAGGGCCATGCGTTGTTCTTCGGTGATGCGCTATGCGTGATGCAAGGCAAAAAGGATCGCCGCGGCAGCAAGGGTGACATTCGCCCTGAGCATCTCGGTGGTAATTACTTTGATCTCGTCTTCCGTGAATCAGCGGATTTCCTAAAGCCCTACGGCGACATGATCCTGATGATGGGCGACGGCAACCACGAAACTGCTGTGCTCAACAATCAAGAGATTGACCCATTAGAAAATGTCGTCCGGCTGATGCGCAACGATGGCGCCATCACCGAGCACATGGGTTATCAAGGATTCGTGCGGTTTGTGTTTTATCGCGACAACAACGAAGCCGTGCGTCGTTGCACGTTGTTCTTCCATCACGGCGCATGGGGCGGTATCGTCACCAAAGGCGCAATGGGCGGCGGGCGTTATGCGCAGATCGCGCCTGATGCTGACATCGTGCTAAATGGTCACAACCATGAGCGCAGCATCGTTGCCCATCCGTGCTACCGCATCAGCAACAACGGCAAGGCATGGGTTGAGCAGCGTTGGCACCTGCAGACCGGCACCTACAAACAGGAATTCGGCGGCACTGGTGGTTGGGCAGTTGAGCGCATTGTGATGCCGAAGTCACTCGGCGGCATCTGGCTGACACTACAACCACGCAAACGCGGCGGCGTTGATGTTACGTGCCGCCCTACGGTCTAGCGTGGATCACTGCATTGATGGCTCTAACCTCATCCCAAAACGCAGTGCAAAGCAACGATTCAGGCAACAGATCTTTGAGGCATGGAACTATCAATGTGCATATTGTGGTATATCGGCGGACACGCTAGATCACGTCAAACCAAGACATAAAGGCGGCGATACAGTCACCACAAACCTTGTGCCGGCTTGTAGGGACTGCAATCGCCGCAAAGGTAGCGATGATTGGCAAGAATGGTTCAAGACGCAGGAGTCGTACCTTCTGGATCGGGAGCAGGCTGTAATGCGGTGGATTCAATCATCTGGTGATAGAACACCTTAGCCTGCCACTCCTGGCGGTGGTCCTTGCACATACCAGCAACGCAGACGCGCCACACATCACCGTGGCGCTGAATAGTTGGCTCCAAGCGGTGTACCCTCCATTGGGTTATTGATCAGCATCTTCAGCCTATTGATCCCGCGTTGTTCAGCACCTTGCAGCGTTTGCTTGGATACGTTGTACTGCTGCTCTAGCTCGCGCCACGGTGTTGGGGTGCGACTATTGCGTGCGGCGATGATCTCACGCGTGCGTTCATCTAGATACGTTTCGCAGTATTCGCGGATGGTTTCAAGCTGCCAATCCTGCTCGGGATCGTAGGTGTTGGGGTCCGCGATCAGATCCACCAGCGCTGATTTGTCATCGCTGCCGTTTGCGGTCTTGTCAAGGCTGGTTACCTTATAGCTCTGCAGCAGTGCACTGGAGATTGCAGCGGGTTCCATATCAAGCACGTCCGCCATCTCTTGCAGTGTTGCGGTGCGGCCATGTTCGCGGCTGAATTGTTCAGCGGTCTTGTGCAGTTTGATCAGCAGGTCATGCACGCCAAGTGGCAGGCGGATGATCGGGTCGTATTGCACCAAGGCGCGGCCAATGGCTTGGCGGATCCACCAGTAGGCATAGGTACTGAACTTGTAGCCGCGGGTGTAATCAAACAGCTCCACCGCACGCGCAAGGCCGATGTTGCCTTCCTGGATCAGGTCCATCATGTCCAGCGTTTGCGTTGCGCGGCGGCTGTATTTACGCGCTACATGCACCACCAGCTGCAGGTTGGATTGCATGAACCGCTGCCGTGCACGTTCGCCGCTGCGGTATTCACGGCGTTCTTCGGTGGTCAACGGTCTGTCGCAATCCTTAAGTTCTCGCCAGCGTTGCACGCGGCGGCCAAGTTGTATCTCTTGCTGCGCTGTGAGCAGTGGATACCGCGCGATACTGTTCAAGTAATCGCCAACAACATCAGAAGACATGAGTAATAATCCGTTGGTACATTCAATCGAAGCACAGTTCCACGGTGCTGCCAATGCTTCCATGCTGCGCCAGTTGCACGCTGATGGGCAGTACACCGCACTGCTGGAATATGCACTGCTGCTAGCGGAACAGGAAGCAAGCCAGCGCTCGCAGATCCAGTGGTTGATCCGTGAAGCTGCAACAGGCGGTGTGCCACCCGTGCAGCCGTGGCATTTGGAGGTTGCTAGGGAGTTGGGTGGGGGTTAGTCAGGTAGCGCCTCAAGAGCGCGGCGGATGATGTCACGCTCATCTGATTCCATGAATTCCTTTGCGAATTGCTTTTCAAGAGCAGCAAGCGCCTGCTCCTTCAAGCTCGGTGGCTTGGAGCGGCGGGCATTGCGGAGTTTGTATGTATCCACGTCTGAATCAGAATCTTGCAACCACTCACAGCATGCGTACAGCTCCTGATCAGCGCCCCAACGGGAAGCTTCAGTGAGCATCTCTTCAATACGATTAGGAGCGTATCCGTAGTTGATTTCCTCCTCCCAGTAAGAAAGCAGGTGTTTAGGCGGGGTGATGGGGTGTTGTTCTTGTGTCATTGGTGGGAAAAGTAGTGAGGTGGACTACTAAGCTTGTGCGGTATCAGCGCTTTTCGTCTACCCAACTCCATCCGACGAAAAGGCGAACTACGAGCCTCTTCAGCAAGTTGGGTCGTTTCCCTGAAAGGCTATAGACAACAACAGCATTGTGCTGTGACAGCATCCAGTAACCCACAGGGCGCATCCTCCCTACGAGTCCTAGATGAGCAAAATCGGTGTGGTCGTTCATAGAGTTAGAAGTGATGTTGTCTTGTGGGTTTGGAGTTTGTGTTAGTCAGGCAGGGACTCAACAATCTCCTTGAGCACGTCAAGTTCGCGACCGCCGGTCTCCATGACGACTGCGTTGTGAATGCTCTGCAGGGCTTTGCGTCCCCGCTCCTTGAGAGTCGGCGGCTTGGGGCGGCGGGCGACGTAAAGTTCGTCGCGAGGGCGCGTGCCATCGGACCAACGTGAACAGTGGACAGAAACCCACGAACAGCAAGCATCCAATTCCATGTCAGCGCCCCAGCGGGCGGCTTGGGTGGCGAGTTCCTGCTTCCAGGATGTGGACGAGTTATCTATAGCGTCGTACCACTGCTCCACCAACGCAGGTGGCGGGGTGATCGGATGGTTGTTGTCAGTCATAAGCGGCGAGGAAAGTGGTAGGCCACTTGCGCAACCTACCAGTAACGGTGCAAGGTGTCAAGCGACGGAGCCCATGACGGTCTTGTGGGCGTTGTAGTGGCCAACAGCTGCGTAGCTGGTGGATGGCACGGCACTCATCCTGAACAGCACAAGCTGCCCAATCTTCAACCCAGGCCACAGCGGCAGCGGCAGCAGCTGGCGAGAGTTCTTCAGCTCCAGCGTCAGCACGCTGCCATTCCACCCCGGATCCGCGTAGCCGGCGTGCAGGTTTTCGTACCCTTCGCGTGCGCGGCTGGACTTCAAGAAGAACAATCCAGCAATATCTTCCGGCATGTTGAACAGTTCCATCGTTTCAGCTAGCACGAACTGCCCAGGCACCAGCCAGTACGGGTCATTAGCAGTGCGGTCTGCAATGCTCAGCGGCCGCATGTTCAGATCCTCGGCGGATTCAATCATGATCAGCTCACCGAGCCTTAGGTCGAGGCTTGCGGGGTTGATCAGATCCGGGTGGTAGTTCTCCACCATTTGCTTGGTATTGATCAGATCGCGGATTTCGTGATCGCAAAGAATCGACATTGAGTGTTAGGTGGAGAGTGAACAGTCTGCCATCACCGAGCGTGGCATCACTCGGTTCAGCAAGGAATTCAGCAAATTGAATGGTCTTGTACCGATGCCCGCAAAATTCACATTCGCGATACCGCAGGAAGTCGCCGCCACTAGAGCGGTGCGTGCGTCGGATGCGGGTAACGAGTGCATTGCATCGCGGGCATGGCTGTGAGGCGCGGTTTAGTGGCATTGCGTTAAGCTAGATGCGACCCTTTCTGGGCCATCGCGTAACCGCTGTGCCCGCCAGCGGTGAGGGCAAGGTGCGTGAGCCTTGCCTAGCGGGCACCCTATTCGTCGGCAGCAGCAGTCAAAAGTGCTGCCACCTTTGCGTTGTGCTTGTCTGCCCCGCAGTTGCACTCAGTACCTTCGGCATCATTGGCACAACCTCCTTCTGCCTTTGGGCAGCTATACCAACTGTCTTCGCAGGAGTAGTGCTCTCGCTTTGCAAGATTCGCCAATTCAATGCAGATCTGTTTGATGTTGTCCATAGCAGTGGTAGAGAGGTGGACTACTGAGGCTCGGCAGCAAAATGTCGCCGTGTCACTTCGGGCAACGAGTCATATAAATCCTGGCCAATACGCAGGTCTAGACAAGCCAAGACAGCAAGTAGATCGTCCACAGTTGCGCCTGATTGAGGTTGAAGCTTGTAACAATACAGCCCTTTGAAGTAAAAGGTTTTTGAGCTTTTGATGTTGATGCTGTCCATGGT